TTTTGAGTTATCTATTTGAGATTTAATTAAATTCTTATCAAGAATTGGAATCACCTTCCTTTTATATAATTATATCATATTATAGTTGCTGTGTCAAAAGGTTATCTCTGCTGGGCTAACAATGATATCAATATCTTCAATTTGAATTATGTTGTAATTGTCATCTGTTAAGAATAGAGGCTTGACCCTACAAGTAGAAAGATCGGCCGCACACCACAGTTTAACAGACTTAAATTTACCACGACGATTTTTATAAATATGATGAACTAGATTTGGCATAGGCAAACAAGATTTTGATACAATAGACTGTAGGGCCTCATGATCTTGCTGACTTGTAGGAAGTGTAATCATTCCTAAGTCAATCTTATCTGCTATTGCTTTTGCTCCACGTAAAACGTTTTGATTAGAGGTTGCGCGGTCTTCCCAGTCTGCATTTAGCTGTGTTGCAGAGATAACAAAGATTCCTAGTTCATTACATAAGTCTTTAATCTTAATTGCAAGCATAAAAAGGATGTTGTCCTCGCGCAACTTCATGCCATTTGTTCTTTGACTTACTTCTTCTAGGATTTTTAAAGAGCTATGGATATAATCAAAAGCGACATACTTAACTCCATTATCACGAACATTCCTGCGAATAACGCTTTCAATATCTCTTAAAGAAAAGTCTGGTAAGTGTTCAATCCAAATGGGACTATCTTTTAAAATCTCTGCTGCTCGCTTAACCCTTTCCCATTCATCCTCGGAGCCGTAGTCACCATTTAAGATATTATCCTCAGATACATTGCTTAAAAAAGCAAGGGCCATTGTTTGCACTTCGTCAATCTCTAACTCTGTTGTAATGAATAGTGTATTTTCTTTTGTTCCATTTTGCTTCCATGATTGCGTGTATTCGTCATAAATTTGATCTGCCGCAAAGTTAATTGAGTCTGCGACCATCATACGAGTTTTACCTGCGCCAGTTGGAGCTGATCTTAAGTAGAACTTCTTTAGTCTTGCTCCTCTTGTAATTGTATTGATTAGTGGTCCATATAGTGGCACACCAACTTCTGGAGCCTGTTTCAGCGATTCCAGTAAATCAATCAAACCATCTCCTGCATGTTTTGCCTCAGTAGAAGTTTTTCCTAAGAATTCTAATTTAATATCTTCAATCCTTTGATTTACTAGGTTGGAGATTTCTTCAAGAGAGGAATTGTCTAATCGATCCTCTTGTGCTTGTGCATCGGAAACATTTAATAAATTTGTATCATAGAACCAAGATATATTAATTCCATAATTATCAAATGCTCTAAGTAGTGTAAATTTTTTGATTCGATTAAAATAGTAGTCAAATTTATTTATGTCACAAAAATCTTTTATTTGTTCTAAGAACAGGTGTCCTTTATTGTCATTGAATATTTTATGGAGTCCAGGTCTAGAGGAGAGATAGTTTTCAATAGCTATTCCGTCTACTGATTTCATTCCTTGCGAAGTTAAAGAAGCAACAGAGCTAAATATGACTTTGTGAAAGGGCTCAGTGAAGTCTGCTGTTGAAAAGAAGTATTTATCTGTTTGTTCCAATAAGAAGGGGTATTTATACAGGCAACCAAGTACCTGTAATGTAGAAGTTTTATCTACATATTTAGATGCCATTAATTTCGTCCTCCAGTTCAGATAGGGTTTGAATTTTTTGTTTTAGTGGTTTTAATTGTGGTGGTTTTATATATACCTGCTTTTGTTTGTATTGGATTTCAATTCCCTCACTGGAGTCTTTTGCATTTTTAACTCTGTTCCAATAAGCTCTTGCCTCGGAATAATAAAATGGGACAAGTCCAATGCCCTGAGATTTATTAAATGATAATTGTTTTACATTTGATATATAATAAAGAGTTCCTAATATTCCACTTAAAGTATATTTATATTCATCTTGATATGTTCTTATTTGTTTGTTTAACATACCAAAGTTTATATTCTCGCCTAATAATTCAAACACATATTGTTCTAATTGTTTGCGCTGTTCTTTTTCTATCTCTTGTTGGGAAGCACATTCTGAGTGAGCGTATCTCTTTTGTGGAGTCTTAATAAAGCTATCCACATCTCTATCAATAGTTTTTTCACAATAGACACATTTGACAAGCTTAGCCATAATTCACCCCTAAATAAAAAAAGAGGAAGGGAAAGTCCCTTCCTTCTTTTTACTTTAATTCCTTTAGCTCATAGATGATAATATCTAAAAGCTCTCCTTGGTCTCGTGACATCTCACTAGCTTTCTTGCCTTTACCCAAGTGACGCTCCACGATCTCGGTAATTCGAGGTCCGTATTTGGCTGCATCCTTTTTAACAAAGCCACTAGTAATAGTCTGAAATTCTGCCATCAGAGCATCAAAATCAAACTGTGGAAGATTTTCTTGGTGAATATTAAGTTTTTCATCTACAAAGTAATTGCCATCTTCTTCTTTGGATTGCTTATCAATTGCTTGACCAATAGCATCTACAAGATTCTTATAGCTAAACTGAATGTAGTCTGGAGTATATTTGAAACGAGAGCCTGCCTCGAAGCGAGGGGTTCCTCGCATAAATAATAGCGTCTGATTGCCATCTTCTGTTTCTACACCACGACTATATCCAATGATATCGCATAAGCGACCACAGATTAATCGAGCACGACTAGGAAGGGTTGGAACAATCTTACTAAACTCTTCACCAGTTTCAGACGTAAAGTTTTTATCTGTTGAGTGAGAAATTAATACTAAACCAAAATCCATTTGAACAATAGAGCGAACCTTTTCATCAAACTCTTTCGATGTCTGTGAGTACCCGCCACCATAAGGAATCTTATTGATTGCATCTACACCATTAACGTTACAAATATACTTCTCGCAGTAATCCCATGCAATATCTGCAGTATCAATTACAATAGTATCATATGCTTCTTTTGCTTTTGGATCTTTTAATTGTCTAACAATTTTTAGGAAATCAGACCAGCTATTAACAGGAATTGCTTTAACTCCAGGAATTGCTGCGTAACCTTTTTCAAAAGCAATAATCAAAGATTTAGGAAACTTGCTCGCTGTTGTAGTTTTTCCCGACTTTGGCTCTCCATATAGGAGTACAGAATATCCTTTAAGATCTCGACTAACCTCATGAGGTTTTACATTAAAAATATCTAACATTATTATATAGTCTCCTTTTTTCTTTTTTTAGCCATTAAAAAAGAGGGGGAAATTAATCCCCCATATTATTAGAAGTCAAAACTTCCAACAGCAACCGAGCCTAATCCCTTGCCATTAGATGAACCCTTGCCAGTTGCACCTTTTGCTGAAATTGTTGCAGTTGGTGCAGCAGTCTTATTGGACTGATATGCTTCATTCCGCGCTTTCAATTCAGCAATTGCTACATTGCGGGCTTGAATAGATTGATTCAATTCATCTGAAGTTAATTGCTCTTCATCATATGCCTCAGTTTGAGCTCCAGTAATTACAAACTCCTTACGAGAGTAAGAAGACTTAACAACCTTTGCATCACCGAATGCAGACTCTTCTGTGCGCTCATTTACAATAGTAGAGTTTACTTGCGTACCCCAAACTCGAGTGAACGTATTTGGATCAAGATTCTGGAAGAACTCTACTCCCTTAGGATTATCTACTACAAATTTAGCAGGCAATGCTTTATTTGCATAGTCAAATACAATTGCATTTACAATTGCACGACCAGTTTCTTGTTCATTGCGAAGCTCTGGAACGACAGATCGAATTACAACATCTGTTTCAAATTCTGCTTTTGGAGCAATCTGTGCTGTTACACTAACAAAGCCACCGCGATTGATAAGAGAAGATACAAGCTCGCCTTCTTTGTTGAACCAATCATTTGTGCCTAATGCAGATACTACTCGCAAAGTAGTAGGCTGATCTGCGCCATCATGACGAGCTTTTGCATTATCATAGATGCCTTTAAGAGTTGCAAACTTTTGATTTAGTGTTCCAGCCTTAGTTTTTTCTGATTCAAATACTTCTACTGCAACAACGTTGCCAGGAGAGGTTTCAATATGAAGTTTTCCAGAGATGTAATCTACACCAGTTTTTTCAGCAGTGCCAGACTTTAAATCTTTCTCAACAAGAAATCCTTCAATAACTGTTTTGTTTACCATTTTCTTCATTTGGCTTAAGCCCCTTTTAAAGTTTAATTTTTTATTACATATATATTATAACATATATATAACCATTTGTCAAATAAATCTATTTGCGAGCCAGTTTTTTCTGCTCTCTCTCTTGTGCTCTACGAGCTTGACGATTTTGTGGTTGAGTAAAAGATGGATTATTGTCTGCCATAGTCTTATTTATAACAGCATTTTTTAACTCTGGCTTTTTCTGAATTAATACCTTTTTATTTTCCAAGAGACCTGGATGATCTGGTCTATATTGCAGAGCTAGCTCATTATGAATATAGGCTTGATCGATCGCACCAAGTCTATCGTAGCAAGCAGCCAATTGCACATGTGGGCTCCAAGTCCAACAATCCTCAATAAACCCGCCCATAGAGTCTGCTGGTCTAACAAGCTTAGTAGCCATATCATACCAAAAGATAGAGTCTCTAAAATTATTTTCTTGGAATAAGAAGTCTCCCATGAGACAACATGCTTCTGCGCGAGGCACTGCAAATGTAAAAGTTTTCATAGCAAAGTTTTTAGCCAATGATTTTTGACCCAATACACTAGCGGCCTGACAAGCTTTAACACATGCAGCAATTCCATCTTCTATGAAGATATCTTCTTTTTCAAAAAAGATATTATAGTATGCAATACTCTCTGTATATCTTTGGTGATCGAATAATTCATTTGCAAGATAAAAGTATTCCCTTGTATTCATTGGCTTACCAGATTCAACTTTGTTTAGTAGAATCTTTAGATTTCTATCTGTTAAATGTTCTGCAATATTTTTTGTATGTGTTACAATTGCATCTGCATGAGTTCCGCTTCCTTGAATCTCGATACATTCATGTACTGCTCCAACCCACTTACTTTTGCCTTCTTCAAGACCAAAGATATCTCTTTTAATAATTCTTTCTCTTTTATATGAGTAAAGAGGATTTCCTTCTTTGTCGTGAGCAATTTGATAGATCATAGTTGCCCATTGACATTCTGGGTGCTCTCCTAAAAACTTTTTAAGACCCAAAAAAGCATCTTTATTTTGTGGTTTGATAATATCATCAGCATCTAACCACATCAGATATTCTTTTGTTCCCTGTAAAAATGCAAAGTTTCTTGCAGCAGCAAAATCATCAATCCACTCAAAGTCATATACTTTATCTGTGTATTGAGAAGCAATCTCTTTTGTTTTATCTGTAGACCCGGTATCAACAATAATTATTTCATCAACAAGATCTTTAACAGAAGAAAGACATCTGCCAATATTATGCTCTTCATTTTTTACAATCATACATAGGCTAATTTCCGCCTTATTCAAGTTACCTTTTACAATCAAATTTTTATTCATAATAAACTCATCCTCTGTTCATTTTTGAGCTCGAAGATCTTAAGAAGTAAACCACTTTTTCATAGGCTACCAAATGAGCGCTAAACTTTTCAACCATTGACCATGCATTTTGAGCATCTGCTGCAGCAACAAGTTGTGTAGTACTATTATGAAGTGCAAGAATATCTGCAAGAGCAATACGAATAGCCTCAGGCGCTGAAAAAGATTGGCTTGAAATATCGTTAATGCTAGAAATATTTTGAATGTCACTTATAGTAGTGAGTGGTCTTCCACCAAAAAACCTAATCTGTTCAGCAATCTCATCCTCATAATCACTAACTTGATCGTAGAGATCTCCAAGATAAGGATGCAATGAATGAAATAAAATGTCTTCCAGATTCCAATGCAGATTATGCAGATTCATCGCTGCTACATGAACGTTTGCTTGATATTTTTCTAGTAACTCAATTAAATTGTCCATTTTTCCCCCTATAAAGTTGTAGGGCCATCTAGTAGATAGCCCTATTTATTATTCTGTATAAGAACGACCAGTATCAGTCAACACTAGTAATTTAATTTCTTTTTCTTGCCCAGTTGCCTCATCTGTTACCGCAGAGGGAACCCGCTCTCCAAATCCATTCTTTACAAGTTGATTAAATAAAGCATTTACACCTTGCCAAGAGAGTCCTAGAGCGTCAGCAGTTGCTTTGAGTTGAACAGGTTTTTGTTGTTGTTTTAGATAGTTTAAAAGTTTGAGCGTATTCTCTGTCATTGTCAATTCTCTCCTTGAATTTTAATTTACTTGATTTTCTTGTTTCACTGGCTTTGTGTCATGCCAAACCTGTAAACACTTTTCAAAGTCTGTGCTTCGCTCATACACCCAAAAAGTCTTTCCATTTTTATGAGTGTTTTTACTCATAGCTCGAAGACCATTTGCTTTTAGAAAGCGATGAAAGTTAATTGAAAAACATTGGAAGAATGTTTTTTTATTGGACATATATTTTCTCCTTTTTATTAAAGAAATAATTTCTATAATTATTATATCACAATTAAGTCTTATTGTCAAGTTTTTTTTCACAATAACAAAGACAGAGATGAACTAGCTTTCCGCATGCGTGACAAGCAACTGCCTTATCCATATTATCACGCTTTCTTTAGAGTGCTTAGCTTATGTCCCACAAGAACGCCCGACGGTTTTCCATCTTTATAAACCTCAATCTGAGCAGCAGGATCGTCTTTTGTACCAGTTACCTTTACTGGAATTCCAGGAACAGCACCATCTCTAACAATTTTTTTAATCTTTCCTTGTGCCTGTCCGCCAGAAGAATCCCATTTTACCAGATCTCCTACACCAAGAGAGTATTGCATTTGATGATCTTCGTCAAAGTGTGCTCCGACATAGATATTGCCATCATCTTGTTCTAGCCATGCAGGAAATTCAAATGCTTCAAGTCGCTCTTGGAACATTTCCCAGTATTTAGCATCTGCTTCAATCTCTGGGTTTGAATGGTCTTTTGTCCACCATATAAAGTATTTACCACTTGGGGACAGTGTTTCAACCGTCCCCACTTTAACCATTCTAACATAAGCCCCATCTCCACCATCTTCTGGAGTAGCTTTCATGAGGGCTTGTTTAATTGCTTCAAAATTAACCTCTTCTAATTTCTTGGCTGGATCTAGTGTAGTGGCATGTTGAGATCTGCGCTTCTTAGCCTTAGCGCGTCTTTGAATATCAAGAGCAATAGCAATGGCTTGGTCTTTTGGTCGACCAGCCTTAATTTCTGTTTCTATATTCTTTTGCAGTGCTTGGTCTGAATCAGACTTAATTAGAGGCATTACCTTCGCTCTCCTGTTGTGCTTGTACTTGCGCGGCTTGCGCTTGTAGTAATGCGCTAACAGAATTTGAGACAATGCGATTTTCTACCATTCGTTGATATGCTCGGCGCACAAGATCTTCTGTCGCCTCATATCCAATTGTTGGAGCTCCTTCTGGCGTATCAATTGTGATAAGCCCTGTGTCCATTAAAGAAATTACTACCGATCCCAATACTTGTGGTGCTTGATTTTCTGTGCTCATTTTTCTTTTCCTCCTAGAAATTAAAATCTTCGTCTTTGATTGGCTCAATAATAGCCATCTTATATGAGTTGCCCTTCATAGAAAAGAAGTCATGGGACTTAGATTTAGTATTTAGCCCATTTATAACAACTGGATTAACTTCTTCTTCTTTAAAGTATACATCAAAACCTAAGTTTTGTAAAGCTTTATTTGCATTATATCTAACAAATTTTTTAACATCATGACTCAGATCAACTGGATCATAAATCTCATTGGTGTATTCAATTTCATTGGCATATAGTGTTAATAATAAATCATTTACAAATTCTCTTAGCTCTATTTGTGTCTTCTCACTTTGTTTATTAAAGATCTCTTGTGCAAGCAATCCTACATAGGCTCCATGAATTGCCTCATCTCGAATAATAAGATTAATAATCTCTCCACTCTGCATCAGTCTGCCTTGACCATAGCAAAGCAGCGGGTAGTAGAAGCCACTATAGAATAAAAAGCTTTCAAGAAATACAGATGCAACCATGGCTTTATATAGATCAACCTCTGTTCCACTTGGAACTTTGTTATAGAGATCTGTAATCAATCTAGCTTTCTTTTGTAAGTACTTATTGTCCTCAACCCATTTAAATAATGCACGAATTTCTTCTGTTGTTGCAAGAGAAATAAATATGTTTGAATAGGATTTAGCATGAACCGCATTCTCCATCATGCCCATAAAGTTTAGAACGGCTTTGCGCTGGTGTCCCTCAACCTTACTCATGATAAGAGGCATGCCAGTATTACCTTGCTCTGTGTCTAATAGTGTTAATCCAGCTAGGGCTTTCTTATATGCTTCTTTTTCTTTCTCACTCATTGACTTCCAAGCCAATAAATCTCCAGTTAAACTGATCTCCTCAGGAAGCCAAAATTGTCGAATGTTTTGTTCATAAAACATTTGTGTAAAATTATCATCTGTTTGTGACCAGTCTGCTGCTGTAAATACCGACAATGCTTTTCCTCCTTAGACTGTACAAGAGACACACTCAGCTTGTGTTGTGTCAAGGGTACGGGCATAGTATAGTGTTTTAATTCCTTTGTGGTGTGCATATAAATCAATTTTAGATAGGTCTCGAGTTGTCATTTGATCTGTTAAGAATAGTGTAAAACTAATACCTTGATCAATATGTTGCTGTACTGTTGCAATCATGTCCACAACATCAAACATATTCATATAGTATGCTTCTGTAAAGAAAAACCATGTGTCATTGTTTAAGAATGGCATAGGATAATACGTTTTACTGTTACCATAAGTGCGCTCTTCAATCTTTTCCATGATTGGCATTACACCAGCAGTAGAAGATTGAACATATGAAATAGATCCGGTTGGCGCAATTGCTAGTCGGTAAGCATGATACAATCCATGTTGTTTTACTTTTTCAGATAGCTTTTTCCAATCCTCTTGTGTTGGGATATAGATATCATCAAATAGCGATTTAACTTTATCCGAGCTTGGCGCAAATGAGTTCTCAATATACTTTTTGAAATATTCTCCTGTTGCATATGTTGATTCCTCAAATCCATGGTATGTTTCACCGGTCTCTTGAGCAATCTCCATTGAGCGCTCGATTGAGTAATAGTTCATCATCATAAAAAACGTATTTGCAAATTCACGACCGAGTGGGCTTTGATATTGAATCTTGTTTTTTGCTAAATAACCATGAAGATTCATGGCACCAAGTCCAACAGATTGCATCAATTTATTTGCTTTTGCAACAGCAGGTGCATTTTTAATATTGGTTCTACGAGCAACAGATGTTAATGAATCAATTCCTGTTCTAACTGCATTTGCAATGTTCTTATTCTCCATAACAGGAACAATGTTAATTGAGCCAAGATTACAAGAGATATCCATGCCGATATCGGACTCTTCACCAAAGTCCCCATAAGCAGAAACTTTAGATGCTTGAAGAATTTCTGAACAAAGATTAGAGAATTTAATATTGGCTACATTATTATTTGCATGAACACGATTTACATTATCTTGAAACATTAAATATGGATACCCAGATTCATATCTCATTGATGCTAGCTTTTCCAATAGCTTTCTTGCATTGATTTTATCTTTGCGAACAGCAGGATTATTGGCAAGCTCATCATACATTGCAGTAATATCCATTTCATCTAAGTGTTGCCCATACGCTTTATATACCGTATATGGATAAAAGATATACATATCTTTATCTTCTTTACAAAGCTCAATAAATTTATCTGGAATAACAACACCAATAGACAGGGTTTTAACTCGAATGTCATCGTCACCTTGAATCTTTTTTGTATCAAGGAATGTTTGAATATCTGCATGGAAGATATTGAGATAAGCAGCACCAGATCCCTGTCGTTGACCCATTTGATCTGCATATCTAAAGGCATTATCAAGAAGCTTCATTACTCCTACAACGCCTTTTGTAGCATTTTCTACACCCTTAATTGGCTCACCTTTTGCACGAATCTTGGAAAGGTTAAGCCCAACTCCGCCACCAATCTTAGACAATTGCATTGAAATATCCATTGCTTTTGAAATATCATTTAAAGTATCATTAACCTCAATTAAGAAACAAGATACTAATTCACCACGACGAGATTTGCCGGCATTCAACATTGTTGGAGTAGCAGGCTGAAACTCTTGATTGATATAAGATCGGATAAGATCTTGTGCCAAGCCAAAATTACCATCTGCTAAATCAAGAGCCATAATAGATAGTCTATCTTCATATCGCTCTAAGATTTTAGACTTATCATTTGTTTTTAGAGCATAATCATTGTAAAATTTAAACGCACTCATATAAGAAGGAAATCTAAACTTTTTATTATATGCAATATTGTAAATTGACTTGATTTGGTCAAAGGTATATTTATCCAATACCTTTTTGTCATAGTAGTCATTTTCTACAAGATAATCTAGCTTTTCCTTTAGATCATGAAAGAATACTGTGTTTTGATTAATATAATCAACAAAATAACTTTTAACTGCTTCTTTGTCTTTTTGGAATTGAAAATCTCCATCTTTTTTAATCATGATTTCGTTGTTATATTGTATCCATTTTGGGACGCTTGTTGACAAAGTCTCTCTACCTCCTGCTTAAAAATATCTACATCTTTTTCAGTTCCAGAAAGCTCAAAAGTATGGATAAGAGGTTTGCCATATAGAGCAGAGACTCTATTACCTGCTTTAGCAAAATTGGCACCCCAATTCTTATTTCCGCTACTTGCAACTCCTAACAAAAAAATCGAGCTCCTTTTAAGGAACTCCATAGTAGATTTAGGGATTTCGCCATAGCCAATAGTGTATGTAACCAATATAAAGGGCTTATCAACAAGCAAGCCTTCTTGGATTTGAACAGATTCATATCCAAGTTTAGATACAAATCTTTTTACATTTCCAGTCATTGAATCATATACAATAAAAGGCCTCATCAAAATCCCTCTATTCATTTGTTTATATATATATTATAACATATTTTGGCATAGAATGTCAAGTTTTACACTAGCTAAACCAATTGTTTTTGCTGCAAAAGCTGATCATAGAATTCCCTAAATTCTTTGAATTCATTTGCAATCAACTCTGCATGACTCACTCTGATAGAATCAAATCTATCAATACATCTTTGTAGTGCCTCAGAATAATCAGACTTATTTTTTAAGAATCCAAATTTTCTAGCATTTAAAACTTGATGAGCAAGTTCGATGGTCCCAATCACTTCATTCTTTTGTTGCTTTTGACCTTGATCTTCATGTAGCCTAAATGAACTAAGTGGATCTGTAATATATACTAAATTACCAATAGCAAGCAATTTAAGCCACGTTGCCATGTCTGAGCATACCTTATATTCTCTGCCCTCAAATTCAAATATGTCTTGAATATCTTGCTTTCTAAACATTGGAGTTGTTGGCTCTCCAATAAAATTAAAAATATTTTTTAGCATAAAATCCGCGGCTTGCACACCAGGCATTAAAGTGCTTTGAGGAACTGGTGGAACATTAAAGCTATCTGGTAATAGCTCACCATCTTTACCAATTAAATTTCTTTTGGAGGTCACAAGAGAGATTCGGTGTTCTTCATTATCGAGGAAAACTGACGTCATGATATGAATTTTTTCTGGATGAAAGATGTCATCATCCATTAGATACGCAATAAATTCACCTTTTGCCAGATCAAAACATTTTTTATAGTTTTGTGTATGTCCTAAGTTTTTCTCATTTTTAAAATAGGAGACGCCTGGAAACTTATCAACTACTTCTTTTGTCTTAGGATTTTCCCCATCATCACAAACTATAATTTCTAGGTTTTTATAGGTTTGATTAACCGCACTTTGAATTGCAACTTCTAAATAATCTGGACGATTATATGTTGGAATTAAAACTGAAACAAGGGGAAGTGGTTCGGAATAATTTTGAAGAAAAATCTGTCTAGCTTCTTCATATCCATTTTTAGTATTTACGATTCCACAATCGTGTGTTGCCCATGGGCGAATCTGTGAAGGTATTCCCACCTTATAGCCAGCATTGATAAATTCTTTTGATTGTGAAATATCATAAAAATGCCAACCATCAAACAAGTCTTCTCGCCACTTAAGATCATATTGTGTTGCAATTAAGAATCCATCAATACATTCTACTTGTTCAAATGGTATTGCTGGTTCTCTAAATTTTAACAACTCAAGTTTTCCGGTATGGCTTTCAATAACTTCTCCAATAGTATCTTTAGACTCCCACCAAATTCCGCTACTTGGCAAACGTTTTGCCCCAGCTAGCCCGATCATCCCCAATTTTTTATCATAGGAAAAATTAAACAAGAGATCATAAATAAAATTTGGATTTTCAATAAAAGTGTCTTGGTGTAAATAAACTTTATATTTTCCTTTTGCTTGTGCCATTCCCTTGTTGTATGCTGTAAAAATACTTTTCTCATTAGTAATTTTTACAATCTCAACTTGAATGCCTTCTGGTATAAAAAGTTTATTAATATATGAACAAGACTTTTCAAAAAGCTTCTCATCATTGGTTACATAAATGAAAGAGACTGTTTCACCAATATAGTTTTTAGCCCGTAAATTTTTAGGAAGTTCAAGGTTTTGACTAAATATATCTTGATGACTAAGTTGCCATTTATCTAAAAATTTCTTTTCGTTGATTGAAAGAGTTTTCCCAAATCTATTAGAACTTTCTTCTGTAAAACTAACGCTTCCAAAGTGGTGGATAAATGTATCTTTACATAAGACGAGATCATATCCAGCTAAGCGAATTCGTAAAGATAAATCATCATCCTCAAAATTTCCAGGAAAGAACCTCTCATCTAGTAAACCAACTTTATCTAAAACATCTTTCTTAATTAAGAGTGCAAATCCAATAAGTCTGTTTCTTTTTTCCCACAAATCTTTATTGCTCTTATTATACTCTTTTGCAAAAGAGAACATTTCATCTAGGCTTCCATAAGAACATGGAATTGATTGGAAGTTTGAGCAACTATTTGATACTGGCCCAACTGCTCCAATCTTATCACTGGAATATAGTGCTGCTAGTAAATTAGTTAGCCAATTTTCTGTAACAATTGTATCGTTATTTAATAATAGAATATTGTCTCCGGTTGCCGCCATAATTCCATCATTGCATCCACCAGGAAATCCTCTATTTTGACTATTCTTAATTAGAATAATATTATCCACAGACTCAAGGGCGGAGACAGTTTCTACAGAAGAATTATTATCAACAACAATTATCTCATAATCTTCTCTTGTGTTTTCTTTAATACTTTCTATACAAGCAAGTGTATAGTCTACTTGATTATAGCTTAATATAATAATACTAGTTTTCATCCTACAGCTCCTTTTTAGCTAAGGTTAGTGCTGCAGCTATTACTTGATCCATGTCATAGTATTTATAGCTACCAAGCCTTCCTCCAAATATAACATTAGAATCTTTAAGAGCTAATTCCTTATATTTATTATATAACAAATTATTATTCTTGTCAATAATAGGATAGTAGGGCTCTTCCCCTTTTTTCCAAGCAAGAGAATATTCTTTTGTTATGATTGTATGCGGCTGTGTGCCGAATTCAAAATGTTTGTGCTCAATGATTCTTGTATATGGAATCTCTTCATTTGTGTAGCTAACGATCGCGTTTCCCTGATAGTTGTCTATTTCGTGCCTTTCTTCCTGAAAGCGCAAACTTCTATATTCAAGCTCCCCAAAACAATAATCATAGTACTCGTCTATCATGCCAGTGTAGATAATCTTGTGTGCAATTTTGTTTCTATCTTCTGAAGCTATGGATTTAAAGTCTGTATTTAGAAATACATCCGAGCCAACCAACATTTGCTTAATTATTTCATTGTAGCCTTTCAGAGGGATTCCTTGAAATCTATGATTAAAGTAATTATTATCATAAGTAAAACGCACAGGAAGCCGTTTAATGATCTCTGGAGGCAATTCTTTAGGATCTTTTTCCCATTGTTTTTTAACATATCCTTTAATTAACTTTTCATATATTTCTGGACCAACAGAATTAAGAGCCTGCTCTTCTAAGTTTTGAGGGGAAGGAATTGCTGTTCTTTGTGATTCTATTTTTTCTCTTGCTTCTTGAGGTGTTCTAATATTCCAGAGCTGCGCAAATGTATTCATATTAAATGGAAGATTATATACTCTCCCATCATGAATTGCTATTGGAGAGGCTATATAATTATTAAATTCAGTAAATTGATTTACATAGTCCCAGATGCCTCTATCATTTGTGTGAAAAATATGACAACCATATTTATGTACATTTATTCCATCTACATTTTCACAGTAAACATTGCCTCCAATATGAGTTCGTCTATCTATGACTGCACATTTCTTGCCAGATTTAGTCGCCTCAAAAGCAAAGACGGAGCCAAATAGCCCCGCCCCAACAATTAGATAATCATACATATTGTTTATGCTCCTCAATAAATCGTGAAAGCGCATCTTTCCAAGAAGGACGCTTTGCAAATCCATTATTTACAACAGAAGAATCATCTAGTCTGTAATTTTTTTGTCGCTTTGCCTTAAAAGTAAATTCATCAGAAGAAACTGATTCAACTTCTGCATCAAGAATACCTAAAAGATCTAATGCAAACCTCACAAAGGTTTTTGGTGATGCAAATTCTGAGTTTGTTCCATTATAGATTCCATACTTTTCAGTTTGAATTAGCTCTAGGCAAAAATCAGCTAAGTCTTGAATATATGTGAAGCTTCCATATTGGTCATCTATTGCCTTAATCTTTCCATTCTTTTTAGCAAAGCCAATCATCTTAGCTAAGAAGTCATTTTCAACTGTTCCAAATAACCAGTTTGTTCTAACGATAAAATATTTTGAGGAGAAGGCTTTGACATATTCCTCTCCCAATAGCTTTGTTTTCCCATAGTAGTTGATTGGATTTACTTGATCTACTTCATCGTATGATTCATTCATATCTTTCATTCCATCAAAAACGCTTATAGTACTTATATGACAAAGCTTTGCTCCAATAAGCTCTGATGCAATAGCAATATTTCTAGCTCCGAGAGCATTGAGCTTATAGCACTTCTCTCGCTCTTCCTCTGCAAGATCAACATTGGTATATGCCGCACAGTTGATTACAACATCTGGCTTGATGTCATTCAAGACTTCTTTACATTCATCTAGATTAGTCACATCTAAAGTGAATTTATTCATTAAATAAAAAGTAAATCCCTCTTGTGTAAAGCATTGCCCCAATCTACCATTTGCACCAGTTACTAATACCTTCATTTAGAAAGTCTCTCCCTATACCACATAATTGTATTCCCCAAACCTTCTTCAAAATATCTAATAGATGGCTTCCATCCAAGGTCTGTTTGAATTTTTGTTGAGTCAATTGCATATCGTTTATCATGTCCAAGCCTATCTTCAACATGAGCAATCAAATTTTCACTTTTATTTAATAGATATAGAATCGTTTTTACTACTTTAATATTTTCAACTTCATTGCTCCCACCAATGTTGTATACCTCTCCTGGTTTTCCATTATGAAGAACTAAATCAATAGCAGAACAGTGATCTTCTACATATAACCAGTCTCGAATATTTGAGCCATTGCCATAAACAGGAATTGCTTCATTGTTCAAGGCTCGACTAATTGTTTTGGGAATCAATTTTTCTGTATGCTGCCGAGGACCATAGTTATTTGAGCATCTGGTGATGTTTGTATTGAGTTTAAATGTTTCATGATATGCACGTACTAAATGATCTGAAGACGCCTTAGAGGCCGAATAGGGACTGTTTGGATTGATTTGTGTTTGTTCAGTAAATAAGCCCTCATCAATAGAGCCATAGACCTCATCTGTTGAGATTTGTACAAACTTTGGAACATTATTCTTTCTTGCAAACTCTAAAAGGTTATAGGTTCCCAGAACATTCGTGCTTAAGAAGATTCCGGGATTAAGAATACTATTATCTACATGCGACTCAGCCGCAAAATTTAGAATTGCGTCTACATCTTTTGGAATCAGTACATCTACAGATTCTTTGCTTGCAATATTACCTTTAATAAACTCATATTTTGAACTATCGCTAAAAAATTCTGTGGGTAGATTTTCTAGATCTCCAGCATATGTCAATGAATCAAACACAATAATTTTGTAGTTTGGATATTTTGAAATCATGTGCTCAACAAAATTACTACCAATAAAGCCTGCTCCACCAGTAACTAAAATTTTCAACCAAAGACCTCCTTCAATCTAGGGTGTAATTTATCTTTTTCAGATAAGATAGGATTATTATTTGGAAGCCAATTAATATCCAGATCAGGATCGTTCCAGATAATGCCCCTATCATGGAGGCTAGAATATGGATTATCTACTTTATAAATAACCCTCGTATTATCTATAAGGGTTTGAAATCCATGAGCAAAGCCTTTTGGAACTAAGAGTTGCTCGCCGCCCCTATCAGAAAGCATAAAGCCTTGCCATTGTCCAAAAGTCTCTGACTCTGGACGAATATCGACAATTACATCATAAATACTACCATGCAAAACCTGCACAAGTTTTGTTTGTGCATAGGGCTCTTCTTGATAATGAAGGCCTCTAATGGTTCCACTTAACACTGATAAAGATTGATTATCTTGAATAAAATCAAATTCATAATCTAATCCAATAGAATGTTCTAGAAACTTTCTTTTATAAGATTCAGAAAACCATCCTCTAGAATCCTCATATCTCTTTGGAATGATTAGCCAAGCATCTTTAAATTTAGTTGATTTAATTTCCATTAAATAAATCCCCCAAGTCTACAGAGCGAGCAAACTCACTTGCTCGAGCCAATGATTCATGAGTCCCAGCATCTGTCCACCAACCAGACAAAATAAAGAACTCCATTTCATTATTATTTATATAAATATTATTTACATCTGTAATTTCAAGCTCTCCTCTTTGAGAGGGCTTTAGGGTTTTAACATAATCAAAAACTTTATTGTCAAATAGGTACACCCCAGTTACAGCATAATTGCTTTTAGGATCTTTTGGCTTCTCCTCAATTCCAGAAATCTTCTTGCCATCTTTAAACATGGCTACACCAAATCGAGTTGGGTCTTCAACCCAAGAGAGAAATACTTTCGCCCCAGACTTAAAGGATGCAATTTCTTTTGTCACATCTGAAAAGAAAACATTATCTCCGAGAATAACTGCAACAGAATCTCCTGCTGCAAAGTTTTCCGCCAATCCTAGCGCTTGAGCAATTCCTCCAGCTTCATCTTGTACTTTATATGTAAAAGAAGCTCCAAACTTAGAGCCACTTCCCAAGAGCTGAACAACATCTCCCATATGATGCTTCCCAGTAATAATCATAATGTCTTTAATTCCCGCGGACAGTAGCTTATGAATAGAATAAAAAATCATTGGATACTTGCCCACTGGTAAGAGATGTTTATTTGTTACTCTT